GTGCCGGGCGCTGGCTGGCCCTGCTGGACGGGCGGCGGCGGCGCGGCGGCGGCGCGCGCAACGGGCGCGGCCTTTGCTGGCGCGGGTGCGGCGGGTTGCGGCACTGGCGCGGCGGCGGGCGCGCCTGCCGGTTTCAGGCTTGCGATCGGCTTCTTGACCGTCGCGTACCCGTCGCGCAGGTAGGCGTCCTGGCCGTCGACCCGGACGACCTTCGCGTTCCGCGTCTTCCCGCCGTTGGTCTGGTAGGCGACGGTATCGCCCGCCTTGGGCGGTGGGTTGCCAAGCTGCGTCTGCTCCGGCGACTCGGCCAGCACGGCGCGGCCCTGGAGCTCCGGCTGTTGGGCGTCCTGCATCTTGGCGGCGATCTGCGCGCCCAGTTCATCGGCCTTGGCTTGGTCCCCGGCCGCCAGCGCCTTCTTCTGCTGGTCGTACAGGTCGTCCGTGGCCTTCATGGCCTCGGCGACCGGCGCGGTCACAACCTGGAGTTCAGACTGCTGGTTCGGCTCTCCCGGCATCCCGGTCTGCACGGCGTATTGGTCGGCATTCACGCCGTTCGAATCGATCTTGTCGGCACTTCGAACCGGAAGCTGGCTCTCGATGTTCTGCCTGATCTGCTCAACCGCCTCTGGCGTGGGAGCCGAGACTCGAGCCCCGAGGTGGTCAACGATGGTCTCCGGTGGCTTGCCGCGGTCCTCCTTGTTCTCGACGGCCTCTGGCTCCTTGACCCGCATCCCCTCGACCTTGGCGCCGGGGATCCCCTCGACGGCGGTCTCGGCCATGTCTTTGAGGACCGGCTTCTGCTCCGCGGCCGATTGCCGGATCTCGGCCGGTTCGGTGCTTGCCTGAACCACAGGCCGCTGGGCCTCTGGCTGGCCCTGTGGGGCGTTCGGCTGCAGGATGGTGGGTTGGCCTGCCGGGGAGGGCGCGGCCTGTACAGGGACAGCCTGCGCGGGCGCTGGTGCCATCACAGCGGGCGTGGCCAACCTTGGAGCGACGGGCCCGGGCTGGACGGTCGGCGGGACAGGCTTGGCGATGATCGGCGTCTTCCGGCCGGCCGTCTCAACCGGCGGCGGCAGACCGGGGCGCACCGGGAGCACATTCCCCTGCTGGTCGACGATCATTCCCCGAGCGGCGGTCGGCGCTGGCCGCGGCGCGAACTGCGGAGGCGGCGTCGTGCGCTCGACGGCCTCGGCGCGGTTGACGGGCGGCGGCGGGCGGAGTCCGGCCGATGTCGTGGCCGGCAGTTGCGCCTGCTTAGCCTCCTCCCACGGCGTCACCTCGGCGTCAGGGATGCCTGCTGGCTGCGGAGGGGCTTCCGGCTCGCCCACGTACTCAGGCTCTGCCGGGGGAAGCGGGAGCATCGGAGGCTCGTGAGGGGTGTAAACGCCGAGGTTGAGTTTTGGACGGGCTTCACCGCCTCCGCCCAAAAGCATGGGGGCAACCTGGGCGGCTGTGCCAAGGACCGTGCCAACTTCCGCTGGGTTTATCAGCTCGTTCGGCCCGAGTTGCTGAACGCCGGTCTGGATCCCCGCACCGACGAATGGGATCGCCTGGACCGCATGGACCGCCGCGAAGCCAGGCTGGCCCTCTGCGAGCGCCTCGCCTCCCTCTTTCAGCTCGCCGGTGATGCGCTTTGCGCCCGCGTACAGCCCCTCCGCAAATTGTCCAGGGGGACCGGCGAGAGCCTCGATGGTGCCTTTTACGGGATGGGCGCGCAACTCAGCCTGTCGCTGCTCCTGCTGTTGCGCAGCTTCTTCGACGGAGCCAGGCAAACCAACAGCGCGCGCGAACGAAGATGCGGCAGGTTTAACGACCGAAGACCAGAATCCGGGAGGGGATGGAGGCTGTGCAGCACTTTGCGTGCTAGGTGTATTTGGAGTTCTGTTGTAAAAGGTTGGAGGAACAGATGTTCCGGCTGGCCGCGTGAACCGCGCGGCGTCCTGGTCGCTAAATGGTTGGGCTGCAGGGGGAGTGCCGGGAGGGTAGGGAGATGGCGCGGCTTTGGTCTGCGCCTGTGCAGCCTCTTCCCACGGAGGGGTCTGCTGCGCCGCCTCTTCCCACGGGGCGAGTTGGACCGCTGCGCTGCCCATTACTGCTGGACCTGCTGCCAGCTTTTCGGGTTCGCCCTATCGCCGCCGAGGTACTTGTATCCCTTGTAGACCTGGCCCTGTGTAACCGTCGTGGCGGATGGCGCAGTCTGCGCGGGAGCGGCTGGCGCGCCTGGCTGTGCCGCGGCGGGTGCGCCGCCGGGAGTCGTCGCCGCGACGGTAAACCGGACGCCGAGCGGGCGCATCTTCTTTTGGGTAAGCTGCGCGTCCAGCTTTGTAGCGATCGCGTTCTTCATCGCCGTGAACTCGGCCGGGGAGTATGTTTTTGTCCCGTCGCTGTGCGGGTCGTAAAATCCGCCCGCGCCGTTCTGGGCTTCAGGATCCCACTCGTAAGTGTTGAGCTTGTCAACCTGTGCGGTTGCAGCGTCGATGAGCGGCTGGCGCCGGGGATCGTCTTCGCCGCCTCCAACCGCCCGGTTGGCGTACTGGAACCTCTTGACTTCCTGGGAGGCGATTTGCTTCGCTGCGGCGGCGTATCCCTGCCGCTTCTGCGGGTCTGGATCGATCTGCGAGGCGATTACGGCCTGCTCGTAGGTCTTGGGCACGCCGCCTTGGTTAGCGAGCTGCTGGCGAAGGTCGGCGATCTGGCCTTCGTATTGGCTCTTTTGCTCAGCGCTCTGCTGCGCCGTGGCGTCCCTGGCCACACCGCCGTAGGCAGTTCCAACCCTGCCGGCCGCCGTCCCGACATCCTTGATCCGCTCGCTTTCTGCCTTCTCGTTGGCGATGTTGCGGTCCTCTTCGGACTGAAGGACGGTCGCCTGCGCTTGCCGGCGCGCGGTGTCGATGTCGAATTGGCGGTTGGGTGCGCCGTAAGCGGTTGCTCCTACTGCGGTTGGGTCAATGGCCCCGGCGATACCACCCTTGCGGGCCGCGGCCAGTCCGCGTGCGATTCTGGTTCCGATTCCGGGGCGATAGCCTTGGTCTTGAGGATTCAGAGGCTGTGCCAGGGCGACGCGTTGCGCTTCGAGCAGCTTATTCTCAGTCGCGGCGTTCGGCTGGTTCTCCAACGCCGTAACCGTTCGGGCGTCCTGGTCGGCCATGTTCAGTGCGCCCTGTTGCCCGCGCTGGTAGAACGATGGCGTGTTCGGAGAGACAGCGTTCGGCGTCGCTGGCTTTGGCGGCACCGCTGGCGATGGTGATGGCACAGGTTGTGCGGGAGCGAGCGCAGGTCTCTGGACCGGAGCCGCTGGCGCCGTATTCTGTGCGACCTGCTGCTCAGCCTCCGGGGGAGGGTTGAGAAGCCGGCCCAGCATGGCGCCATACTGTTCGTCTTCCGATAAAAATTGACTTGGATCGCCTGCCATCGTCGCCACTCTCCCCTATCCCTTCGGTCCGAATACCATTTGTCCGAACCCCTTCGCGGCTTCATCTCCAAACTGATCCCACCAAGACGGCGTTTCGCCGGCCTTCTGTGCAGTGTTCAGCACGCCTCCAGCGGCTTCGGCCTGCTGCCCGGCGAGCCGGGATTCCATCTCTGCTGGTGCCTGTGTGGCCTGAAGCACGTTCCGGCCGTATCCCGCGCCAGCCACGATCCGCTCCTGGTTGGCTCTGGCCTCATCGGCCGATAGCGTCCGCGTGCCCTGCTGCTCCATCTGCTCGGTCGCTGCTACACTGCCCGCGCTGTTCTGCCCGGTGCGTAGGGCTTGACTCTGCAGCCGCTCTCCGGCCGCGCGCGCGCCGGCGTCCGCCGTGTCTGCCAGCATCTGATTTGTTGTGGTCTGGAACTGGCCGCCCTGGACGTAGGGGTTGCTCGCCTTGTACTTAGCGAGCTGGTCCTTGTAGTCCTCGACGTCACCCTGGGCAGCGGCATAGGAGTTTTGGGCATCGTTGTAATAGCCCGCGTTCTGATTTGTGGCCGTGCCTTCGACTTGAGATTCCTGGGCTCTCGACAACTTACACCTCCCTGAAGAAACTGGCGAATCGTGTATCGTCGCGCCTGAACCCTGCTGCTTTCATCGCGGCACTTACGGGGTTGGCCTTGGCCTTTCGGCGGCCAGCTTTGAGAATCGAGCGTGTGACCAAACAGCGAATCCAGTTGAAGCCCATGGCCTTCAATGTGAAGAGAATGCCGGGCGACTCACGCGCGATCGTCGCTGTTACGCGAGGATCGATCCCGATCAACATCATTTCGAGCCCCTTCGACTCGAATGTCGTGCCCCCAAGAACCTCTCCGCAATGCTCAATCACATAGGCCAGTGGCACGTTGTCGGCCTGCCGACCGTCCTCGTCGAATATCTCGGGCATCGGGTAGCGCGTCTTGTCGCGGAGGTTCTGCTCGGCCAGCTTGTGCAGCAACGCTGGCATGTCGCGCGGTTCGGCCAGCCGGAGGATGGTCTTGCTCATTTCGCCTTCCTTGGAACGTTGAACTTCTTCGCGTAGGCCACGCTCTGCGCATGGCTCGCTTCGAGCGCAGCCAGTTCCTCTTTCAGAATCGCCTGGAAGTCGATCTCGCCCGTGTTGGTTTTTGGCTGCACGTGTCCGCAGGTTGGGCACGCATCGTGGCCGGTGAGAATAATCAGATGGTGCTCCGCGCCCGTCGCCGGATCGTGCAGCACGGCGTAGTGCCGCTGCACCGTGTGGTCGAACTCGTGGTGCTTCAGATCCCAACTCATATCGCGGTCAGCCTCCCGCCGTTTCCACCCATGTTCCCACCGCCGCCTGGCGATTCCTGTGTTCCCGCTTGTCCCACCGGCTCCCATGAATCCTTCATCGCTCCCGGCAGAGTAGACGCCAGTTGAAACCGCTTGCCGTCGAACGCCACAATCTGATTCTGCTTGTAGCTGTAATTGAGAATCGTGGCCGATGGCCGGCTAACCTGCGCCGTTCCCCGTCCAGCCGTGTATCCGCTGTACGGCCCGTTGGGACCGTAAACCCGGATGACCGGCGCTACGCCTGCTGATCCCTCACCGACGACGTTCGCGTAATTCCAGTTGTTCAGAACCGTGGCCGGCTCACACGCTGCGCTCGACTGCAGCCCCGCGGCGACCGCTGTCTGCTGAATGAGCCGGGGAGCGTTCCATGTCGATCCGTCGTAGCTGGAACTGAGTTCAATAAAGTGCGTCTCCCCGGGAGCGGGAATGCTGACGGTACTCGCCGGAGACGGCGGCAACTCCGTCACGCCTTGAGAGAAGTTCTTCACGGGGGAATATCTGATCCTGTGATAGATCGTCGCTTTGGCGGCTTGCGCCGGGTTCGTGATCTGGATGGCGATGGTCCCATTCGCGCCCGAGGCGGCTGCTGTCGCGGCGGGAGGCGGAGTTGTTGACGGCTTTTGCACTCCCGATGTCGGGCTGACCCAGTTCGTACCCGTGGCCTGGTTGTGGATCTCGAATTGATCGTTGAACTGGAGAAGCAGCGTGCGCAGGTCGTTCACGTTCCCCTTGCACGCCGACTCGATCAGGCTCTTGTTATCAGCCACCTAACTCACTCTCCTCGCGGGCCTGGAACATTGGGATCGAGTAGATAGCCAGCCATTTGAGCGCAAACCACGCGCCCGGAACCTTACCATTGCTGAACCTCATCCGCCATCTTTCCGAGATTCGGCTTGGCACCATGCGGCTCAACCCCTCGCTCTCCATGATGTCGAGTTGAATTGGCCTGCACGGAATGACCATCGGATTCACTGGGCCAAGCGGGACATTGCCCGTCACCATCGTGCGACCGGCCAGGAAGTAGGGATAAAGCGTTCCGTTGCCTCGGGCGTTCAAAGTGAACCCCTCGATCTTCGAGAGCGCCATCGTGGTTTCAGGCGAGACGGTTTCGTACACGCAGTCAATTCCCGCCCCATTGTCGGAGAACGTTCCAGGCGTCACCGCCTGCACCGTCCCATCAGCCGCGCTCGATCCGTAGACAAACTGAGAAGTGAAGTAGCTCGAATCGAGGAACGGAACGCCGGCCTGCCCCTGCGGGAACGGAGTTGGGTTTGGCAGCGTGCGCTCGATGCGATCGCAAACAAAAGCCTGCACATCGTTGATCGAGAACTTCCGCACCTCGGCAACGGCGATCTCTTTTTGAGAGTAGGTCGAGAAGTGCACCGGCTGATTCCAGCCCTCGAGATAGTTGAGCACAACCTCCTGATTGGGCACCGTCGAGTTTCCGACCGGCACGAGGATGTGGACTTCGTGCTTCTCCTGGTCGATCTTGCAGCAAATGACGTTGGCCGCGAGCCAGTTGATCGTCTTCCAGAAGTAGGGAATCTCCTTGGTCACCAACTCCGGCGTCGTCTCGGTGTACCGATAGATTCCGCTCCTGTGAACGAAGATCAGGAAGTCGCCGCAGGCATCGAACGCTCTTGGACCGCACGGGCCGCGCTCGCTCCACCGTTTTGTTGCTGTCCAGGTCTGCGGGTTATTGGGATTCGCCGTGAAGGTGTACCCAGACCTATCGCGGAGTCCGTAGACCGTGCCGCGATACTCAATCGTTCCCCACGCGCGCTCGCCATCGTCTGATCCAACCGAGATGTAACTCAGGTCCGAATAGTAGGACTCGGGATCGCCGGCGAGCGATACCCACCAGCCGGAGTAGTAGCCTGGAACTCCAGCCTGGAAGATGCGATCGACACTCGGGCAGTAGGTGCAGTGGACCGCCTGATTCGGCCAGATCACATCAAGCCTGTCGGTGACGTTGTTCGAACTGGTCAGATACTCGTCGGTAAAGTTGAAAGTCCCGTTGGTCGTTACGTTGTCGAGAAAGAACGTCGAGCTCTGGTTTACCGTGTCCGAAAGAAAGGTCTGGGGGTAAACGAAATTCTGTGATGGGATCTGTAGGTTGACATTGCCGATCCACCAGAACGGGCCAGCATTCGATCCATCAGCCACGCTGAACGCAACTGCACGTCCGAGCACATACGCAGGTCCAGTTGCGACCTTGAAGATTCCGAGTTCCCAACCATCCTCATCCACGTCGTACTGGATCACCGAAGCGGCCGTGAACCCTGAGACCGTGTAGTTCTGGTTCATGTACATGATGGCCGCGTAACGATAGCCCTGCGTTCCGTTGATCCCGCCAGTCGCCGTGTCGGCCACGATAGCCCCGCCCGGTCCAGTCCCATTCACGATGGGAGGGTTGGCGCCCGCGGCCGTTTCAAGAATGAACGGCTGATTCGTGTTCTGGTAGTAGCCGACGAGGGAGAAGGCTGTCGATGGAGGCGCAGGATCTCCAGTGGGCACGTCCGCTTCGTAGATGCCCACTGAGGCGATGGTGTAGAGGTCGTTGTTGTTCTCGTCCTGGGGCACGGCGATTGTGACGAGCACGGCATCGTCGCCGTTGGAATTGATGATTGAATTGAGCGGCCCGAGAGTAGTCTCGCCCGCGCTGTTTTTGTAAGTCTGTGCGACGTAGATGTCACGGCCGGCAGGGAAGAGTCCTCCTGGAAGAGTGGCCGTATTGGCAGATGGCGGATTTGCCCCTCCGCCAGCTCCGGTAATGATCGGAGACGATCCGAGAGCGAAGGTTCCTTGAAAGTTTAGAGAGCTAACCAGAGGCGGAGCGCTGCCTTCGGCCACATCTGTCGCGTAGATATTTACTCCTGTGACGGTCGGGCCGTAGTTGCTTGCGAGAAATACCTGCGCACCTTGATTGTTGCCAGTCGTGGTGATGTTGGCCATGGCCCCCGGAGTTGTTTCTCCAGCCGCATTGACGAGCGTTAGGGCCACGTAAAAGGTGCGGTGGATGGCGACTATTCCGGCCGCAAGTGCCAGCCCTGGAGCATTCGGCGGAGCAACCGTCGAGCCGACCGGAATCCTCTGAATCTGAACCTGCGCATCTGGCGTGGGGAGTTGGCCGGGAACCACGCGGGCAGTGCAGAGCGATGGCGGGGCGACGCCTGCTCCCGCGGCGGTGATCCCGTAAGTCGAGCCAAGAGCCTGAACGCCGACGTTGACCTTTTGGTAGGTCGACAGTGGCGGTGCCGATGACCCGTGAGCCACAATGGCCGCATAGATGTTGCAGCCGGTCGGGATGTAACTGGCCCCGAGTTCCTGCATCCAGCCAGGCAAAGAGCCGAGAGTCAGCGTTGGCAATGGCACGTTGACCGTTGTGGAAGCCGCCAGAGTTTCGATGAACGTCGGCGTCGAGGGAAGGCTTTCGCCCATCGTGTTGACCAGCGTGATGACGACGTACACGTCCTGGGTCGCTGCGATGGTCCCACCGCCGGCCAGCGCAAGCACTGGCACGGGAGGCGGGGAAAGCCGGTTCGCCATGACCGCCGTGTACTCTTTCCACTTTGCGGACCCGTCATTGACGATCGCCTCTTCGGCGGTCGGCCAAGGCAGCGGCTCGTTGTTCCCCGTGACTCCAGCCTGCGTGCAGAGGTAGGTATGGCCGTTTCCGCTCGGCGCTGTGGGCGTGCACACCTCTCCCGCGAGAACCGGGGTGTTGGCCGTCCAAACCCATCCGAAAGGCTTTAGGCCATAGGGCCACACGGCTTTTGTTAGGGGATCGATCACCGCCATGCTTGACAGCGGCACGTTGAGATCGGAGAACGCCGCAAAGATTTTGTTCCCCGTCTGCACGGAGATCATGTGGGCGTTCGCTGGAGGCGTGAACGTGGAATTTAGCGGGAAGGGAACCATCTCGCCCGAGCCGACTGGGCTCTCGTACTGAAGAGCGCCGGTCATGTCGAAGATGGTGGGCACCTGGAGGAAGTTCTGCGCAGCGGTTTCCGGCGTGTAGAGCGTCCCGATCAGGCCCGTGATCGGGCTTTCATGCTCGCCCTGCATCGTGGTATTGATCCCGTCGCGGGTGCGAACAGAAGTCATAGAGTCAAAGCAGCAGTTGCGGACCTGGGCAGACAGACCACTAGGGAGGTTGCTACTGTCATCCTGATCGACCATGCCTAACATGCGACTTATTACGGTCGCGGACCCCAAAAAGTTGGCCGTAACTCACCCCTACCTGAGTGGCAGTTTCACCACAAGCGTGCCCGCCGGATAGGCCGTATTCCCCAGTTCCGCATTGTTGTTGGTCCACAGGCTGATCTTGTTCGTCGCCAGTGTCGCACCCGGCGTGAGTTGCGCGTACACGCCGGCCGCCAACTGACACGATTCGATTGACGGAGGCGTGGTCGGCTGATTCAGCGGCTCGCCGAGAACGCCAACACTGTTGGGGTCAGAGAACGTGCCTGGGTTGAGATCGACAGTCGTTCCGCCCTGCCCGGGGACATAGTTGCCGCTCATCACCGAGTTGAGTAGAACCGCATCCGGAGCGCCAATGCTCGGGACGTATTTCAGAACCTGAAACTTGATTCCCATGAGAGTCTTCTCCTTGATTTGGTTTTTGGTTTACCACTGCCCGCGACGCCCACCACGGTTGCCGCGTCCCATTCGTCCTACTCTGCTGGAAGTGCCTTGCTGCTGGCGCACGAGTGTTGCCGAAATGTCGTCCAACGTCTCGGTCGCCTGCTGTCCGTAGTTCTGCACGTAGCTCGCGTTGATCCGCTCTCCGCCGATCAGTGCGGCCGTCATGAACGAGAGCGCCGCCACCATCTGCGGATGGATGGTGATGATGTCCGAATCCTTGACGAGTGCCGGTGGCCGAAATTCGCCGCGGATTCGGATGTCGAACGGGAAGGCGAGAGGAGTTATGTAGATCACGTAACTCCTCCACTCCCACCCAAATTTTCCCCAGAAGTTCATCGCCGGATTGCCCGGAGCGTAGTTTGTGCTGTTGGGCAGAATGTCGTATCGCCTGCCCATGACGTAGTTCAACTCCGGCAGTCCGGTCTGCTTCACCTCAAGGTCCAGAGGATTCACCAAGCCATAGAAAGGCTGGCCTGGCTTCTGCTGTTCGGTGAGGTCGGAAGTCCCGAGCGGGATGTTGGTCGCCACCTGGAGCTGTGTGATGAAGGGAGAGCACGTGCCTTCCAAATAGTTCACGGCCCGGTCCAGTGCCTGATTGATGAGAGGCAGTAAATAGGCGTCGGTCGCAAAATCGGCGTCTGGGTCGCCAATGAGCGACCGCACGCGAGCCTTCACATCGAGTAGCGTGTTGATGGCAACCTCCGATTACAGCCCTGTGCGAAGTGCCTTCCGGCGCTCCTCTTCTTTCCTGACCTTCGGCCAGTCGGCATCCTCGATGCGGTCCATCGCTGGGTGCGTGACCTGGATTTCCCTGGCCATGTAGGCAGCGAGTGGGTTGTACACGCGCTGACACTTGTGGCAGAAGAATGCGTCGACGCGCTTCTTGGGCTCTCCGCAGCCGGCGCACAGTTCCTGCGCCTCATTCTGGAGCGTGACCCACGGCGCCACGGTCTGCCGCCAGCCCATGTCCATTTCAAACTGATGCCAGACCCTGTGCACCACGGTGATGTTCTTCCGCTCCTCATCGCCCTGGTCCCAGTAGTTCTGCGCCTGCTGAGTCTGGCTGTTGCAGTACCGGCGTTGCATCGCGAGCGCTGCGGCCACAGTCTCTTCAAAGTCTGCGTCCTCGGTGATGTACTCGCGGGTCCTGTTGGGCAGGCGGACGAAGGCTGGAACGCGGATCGTGAGCCGTTTCTTCCGATCCTCGGTGCGGTCGAGCACGCGACGGTCACCCTCGAAGGCGACGACTCCGCCCATGCCGGAACTCGACGGCGTTCCCTGCGTGTAAGCCACGAGGAAGCAACTGGCAATCTCGATCTGCTTGCACGCCTTCATGTCGTAGACGCCGGCCTCGACACCTTCCTCGACCTTTACATCCTTGATCTGCGGGAAGACGCGCGGCTCCTTGATCGTGAGGACGCTGGCCCGGTAGGTTCGCCCTTCGTGCTTCCAGTGGAAGCGGCTATTTTCCTGCACGGCCTCATCGACAATTGACGGTACCTTGAATCCGATCCCGCCGTCGAGCGAGAGCGGTACGGGGTTGAAGTTGAGGATTGTGGCCGGCTGGGCGAGCCCGGTTGCCTTCAGAGACAAGAGCAGCGCTTCACGCTCAACTTTGAGCGCACGCATCGACTTGCCATCGATCCGGCGGCTGAGCCAGCCGTTTAGATCGGGGTTTGCCATCGGGTTTACGGGTGTAAATGCTGGTGTTCCCATGATTCCTTTTCTCCTGGTGTTGCGGGATTTCGGTGCGGGTTATGCGTCGTGCACGGCTCCCAGATGACTCCGATCGCCGATGGATTCGCTGAGCTGGTTGCGGAAACGCTGCGCTGCAAGTGACGTGCTTTTGAGCACAGGGACAAGTTCGGTCTTGCGCATGTACGCGAGATCAGCTTCGAGTTTTTCTCTCCGCGCCTCGCGCTTCGCCTCCTCGTCGAGAATCGTCTGCTTCAGGACGCGCGCGTAGTTGGTTGGCTGGTTCGCCATCGCCTGCCGGTGCATGTCGATCGCCTGGCGAAGATCGGCCAGCTCGGGAATTCGTTCGAACGGGCCGGCCAGCATCCAGTAATCGCCTCGGCTCGGGTACTCGCCCATGATGGTCGAGCCGTCTTCCGACTTGTGGCTGCGCCACTCTTCCGGGCTTCCCCATGTCGTCGGCGGGAACCAGCGCTCGAGCACCCACCCTTCGCACGGGTATTTCGGGATCTTCACGCGGCCTGCTGTCACCCGGTCGTTCGGCTTCTGGTAGTACCGCTTGCCGTCCGGGCCCGTGGCGAAACAGGCCACATCGCCGGTTTCAAGCTCGTGCATGATGCCGTTCGCCACGATCAAGCAGTTCTGTGCGAGGACAAGCCGCCACATCGGGCGGTCCTGGCCGGGCACCTTTCCCCCGTGGCTGGCGATGGCGTCCTGTACGGATTTCGGTGCGTCGGTAGACGGGTTGGTGATGCTCATGCGGTCCTTCAAAATGGAGCGGGCCGACCGAAGCCGACCCGGTGTATACTGGTTACGTCGGCTCACGCCGGCAGGGCATCTGCTTTCGAAACAGATGTTAGGGCTGCATCGCCCCAAGCCTTGCAGCCCGTCCGCTTGGGGAGGAAACCATGGAAGTTCCGTTCGGCTTTTGCCATTGTGGCTGCGGCAAGAAAACCAACATCGCAAAGAACACGGTCCCGCGTTGGGGCTTCGTCAAAGGGCAGCCGTACAAGTTTCTGTGCGGCCACGGGCGCGCGACCAAAGCTGTCGGCTCTACGCTGCCACCCAACCCAGATGGACTCTGCATGTGCGGATGCGGTCGCAAGACGCCGCTCGCCATCTACACCTCCCATCAGACCGGGAACGTGCTTGGCGAGCATCGTCGCTACTGCGTCGGCCATGGCAGTTCTTACGCACGCATGGTTGTGCCGGAAAATGAATCCGGGTTGTGCATGTGTGGCTGTGGAAAACCAACACTCATTTCGAAGGTGACCCGCAAGGAACGCGGATACGCAGCCGGCCAGCCCGAGAATTTTCTTCACAACCATCATGGCCGAACCCTGGATTACGTCGTTGAGGATCGCGGCTACAAAACGCCGTGCTGGATCTGGCAAAAGAATCTCGACAAGGATGGCTATGGTGGCGCGAGCGTAAACCGAAAACAGGTTCGCGCACACCGCGCCTACTACGAGAAGTACAATGGTCCGATCCCAGAAGGTTACGATGTCGATCATCTGTGCTTTGTTACCTCCTGCGTGAACCCAAAGCATCTTGAAGCTGTGCCACCGATTGTGAATCAGCGCCGCAGACGCACCACGAAGCTCACCGTGGATGCCGTGCAACGCATTCCCGAACTGCGATCAAAAGGTCTTTCCTACGCGAAGATAGCCACGCTTTTAGGTGCCACTGCGATGGCTGTCTACAACGCCCACATCGGTAGAACATGGAAAGGTATTGGGGGTTCAACCGAACCCCCAACACTAACTGCAAGCCATTGAAAACAAATGGCTCAATTTGAAAGCAAGGGTTGTACGCCGAGCGAGGTTATGGCGCCAGACGCCCATGGAAGCGACGAGTAGTAATTCAGCGAGTCCTGATACATCGCGTCCGATTCTGCAACCCACAGCCCGCCGGCCTGCCGCGGCCAGAAGATGCCCTCGACCATGCCGGGGATGAATGCCATCGAGCCGGGATACCGGACCCGCTTCATGCAGCCCTTGTCAATCCAGCGCATCTTGTCGGTTGCGCACATCGAGTCTTCCACAACCTCGATGCCGGCAACCATCCAGGTCGCAAACGGGTTTACAGCCACGTCGTAGCTGTCAGGTGTTTTGCCTCCGCCAGCCATGAAGAGGGTCTTCGAGAAGCCGAGGATGTCGGCGGAGACCTTCTGGGCCGGGTGGGCATACCACACGTTCCGCTTGCGCTGCTTGAACCGCGCCGTCCCGAGGGCCTGCTGCATCCGCGTCATGAACGCAGACACCATGCCCAGCGTGAGGTAGGCGCCGTTCGCGTTGTAGGTAGGAGACTGGACGTAGGAGTTCGCCCGCGAGATGCCGCAGTATTCGAGTGCGGTCGATCCGCTGATGATGTAGTCCAGCCCGTTGATGCCGATGGGATTGCCGGTCGCCAGGCCAATGGGGATGATCTGGTAGCCGTTCCCCGTTCCGCCCGGTACTGCATCGACCGTGCAGGTGTCGGTGGTTCCCACGCCGTTCTTCTCGAGGTCGAGAACGTTGATGTTCCCAGCCACGTTGAAGTTGGCGTCGGTCACCTGGTAGTAGCCGTTCCTATCGAGCAGACGGCCGCCGAACGGAGGCGTCAGCAGCGACAGCACGGTGCCGTTGACCGCGGTGATGGTTGCGAGCAGGCCGTTGTTGTAGCCCTGCAGGTAGGCGTTCCGGGTGTGCGCAGTCTTGTCCTTGACCTTGGAGATCATGCGCGCAATCCAGTTGTCGACCGTGATGTCGCGTCCGCCCTTGGCGATTCGGCGGGCGAGTTCGGTTGCGGAGATCGCTACCATGATCGGCAACGGAGCCACGATCATCTGGTCAACCTGGTTGGCCTGGCCCTGGAAGTAGGAGCCGCCGTCAGGCTGGTAGTAGCCGGCGATGCCGCCGACTTCGATCTCGATCGGGTGACGGTACTGCTGGAGGCCGATCTCCTCGGTTGGAGCTTGGGAGAACAACGAATCGCCGGCCATGTCCAGGTTCTCCGAGATCTGGACATCGGCGTTGACTTTTTGGAGCATCCAGGCAGTCTGCTGGGACGCTGCTCCGAGATTGGGCGCTGCCATTCTGTGCCTCTTCTCGCCGCACCCGTACTGATCCTGCGGCTATGGGGCTGTGGGGCACTGCTTGGCGTGGCGCTTCCGACCATTGCCGGGAACGGTTTGCGTGTTCTGTGGGAACCAAACTTTCGCGCTATTCTGCTCTACGCCCCCGGGTTGGGCGAATACTCCGGTGAGCTTGCGTCAGTAGCGGTTTCCCGATAACTCGTTTTTCTTGATGATCGCTTTCTCCGTCCGCTCAGCGGGGCTGAGGTCCGGAAAGTTCTGATCGACCCACTTGTAAGCCTCGGCCATCGCTTCTTGCGGAGTCGTTGGTTTGGCCGCTGCCGCACCGCCGCCAGCTTTCGGTTCGCGCTCGGCCATCTGTTCCCGGGCCTGCACGCTCCCCTGCCGCTTGCTGCGATCGGCAATGTCCTTCTTCTGAATTTCGCGCAACTGCGCATCGAAGATCGCCGGCAGATGCTCGTCGATCAGCCGGTTGGCAAAGTCGACGCGGGCCTGCTCGGCTTCGGGAGACGGCGGGCGCCGCGCCAGCATCTTTGCCTGGTCGCGGATGTACGCCACCCCGCCGATGACCTTTCCGGTCTTTCGGTCGACGCGCCCGTAGGTCTTCTCCTCGAACGTGTCGAGCAAGGTCTTGGCGAAGACCGAGATCCCCGTCTCGGGGTCTTTGGCGTCGAGAACGTAGCTCGGGATGAAGACGGCCGCCTTCTCGTGCTCATCGATCATGGCCTTGAGGCGGCTGCCGACCGATCCTCCCACCTTCTTCTGGACGGAGAGCTCGTAGTTCGCGCGCTCCTGCTTGCGCTGCTCGGCGTTCTGCTGCTTGCCCTTACCCTCCAGAGCTTCCTCACGCTCCTTGACGGCGCGCTCCCTGGCTTCGAGGATTGCCATCTGGTCTTGGGGTAGCCCGGTCAGATCGAGTTTCTGGCCCTCGGCGTTGCCAGCCTTCCAATCCTTGAGGTACTTGAGCGCCTGGAGCGCCATGTCATCGGCGCTGCCGTCGCCTGCGGCGAACTTGCCGGCCTGCTGCGCGGCTTCGAGGTCTGCAATCTCGATCCCGTGGTAGGTGTCCACGATGAAGTCGTTGAGCATCTGGAAATCTTCGCCGTAGGTCGGGTTGCCGGCGGCGTCAAGGACCGGCTTTCCGTCTTTGTCCTTGATGGCGAACTCGTCTGCGAACTGCTCAAAGGCGGCTGGAAACGACTCGGGACTGTCGATCGCCTCCATGAACTGCGTCCGGAGGTTCACCATTGTGTTCGAGGTCTCGGCGGCGAACTTCGCTGCCTCGAGATTCGGGAAGAGTTCTCCGATGGGAGCCAGTTGGGCGTTCTTGCGCGCCATGGCAAAGAGCGCGTTTTTCACTTCGGGCGATGCTTCGAGCGCCGCCTTTAGCTCGGGGCTCTTCTCGGCCAAGGCGTTCAAGGACTCGGGCGTCAGAGACTGCTCTGGCTCGGGAATCTTGGGCTGCTGGTCCTCCGGCTTCGGCTGCTCACCTTCGGCCGGCTGCGCCTGTGAAGCCTGGTCGGCTGCTGGTTGATCCAGACCGTCGCGTTTACGTTCCCAGGCGTTGTGCGCTTCGAGGAAGCCTACGACGTCGCCCGGAAAGTCAGCTTGCTGTGGTTCTGCGCCCTCGGCTGGGGCGGAAGGCTGCGCTGGGGTGGCTGGCTGGCCTTCTGGGGCCGCTGCGGGCTGTGCGGGTACTTCTGGCTGCGCCGGCGAAGAAGGTTGCGCTGGCGCTGCGGGTTGCGGCGAGGCTGGGGTCGTCGTCGCGCCGGGTGACGACGAGGGTGCTGTCGCTGTCGGCGCTGGGGTCGGTGCTGCGGGTGCTACGGTACTCGTGGCCATGCTCTTCTCCTTGGTGTTTCGGGCAAACGAAAGGGCCGCTCGAAAGCGACCCTGCTATCGGTGAACCGTGATGGATTGATTACGACTCCGGCTCAGTCGGAACTTCGCTGGACGCCGCTGGCTGGACGAGCGCGTGCGGCGATTCTGGATCGCCACCCTCGACGGGCCCCTGGACCTCATCCATCAGTTCGGCGGCAGATGGTCGTTGTGCCGCGATGGCCTCAGCGATTGCCTGCCCGAATCCCTTCGGAGGCACGGGCCGCTCCTTCCACCCGAACGTCTTCCCGCCGGTCAGCGGGGTAACGAAGTCGCGCCGGATTGCCGCGTCCACGTTTGATCCGCTCAGGAGCGGGCTCGCCTTGGCGGGGTCCAAGCTGACAACCGTCAGATGCTCGCCGTTCGGCTGCTGTACGGACTGGACAACCAGCGCGGGCGTTTCGACGTTCCCGCGCACCAGAGTTACGATGTCATTGAAACGGTGGGACATTGAATCCTCCTATTTCCCCGCCTTGGCGGCCTTTTGCGCGTCAAGGGCTGCTTTTGCGATGTCGTTTGCGGCACTCACTTGGGGCGTGATGTTTACGCCCGGCGGTTGCGGTGGCATTTCTGAGAGTTCCTGAAGCCGCTGGACGGCCTGCGCGCCGTCCTGGGTGAGCAACTGCAGAACCTGCTGCTCCTTTGGGTCTGGCGCCGGTGGCGGCGGCATCCCCGCCATCTTTACCTTGGATTGTCTCTGGGCCTCTTCTGCCGCGGTCTCCGCCTCGAGATTCAGCGCCGCCTCGTAATACTCCTGCGTCCTCTGCCAGCCGCCCGGGTTCGACTTCTTGTAGTCTCCGTTCTCCTGCCAGAACAGCCGCATCGTGTCCCTGAGAACCGGGAAGTCCTCGACGTTCTTCTCTGGCATCACCGGCAACTGATTCACCTGCTGGCCCGTCTGTGGGTCCTGCACGGCGATGTAGTCGTTCTCCATCAGCGTGTTGATCGCCTGGAGCGTGCGTGCCCGCTGCGCGGCCTGCGGCAGAACCATGTCCGGGGTTCCGAGAATGGCGATCGCCGATTCCTGGTTGGGAACGCAGTCCATTATCTCCATGGCGATCGGGTTCTTTTCGCTCGCCATCTTGACGATGTTCATCGTGGTCTCGCGGATCTGCTCAGGGGTCTGCGGCAGCCCCTGGTCCGTATCCTCGTAAACCTTGATGTGGCCCTGCATCTTTTCCCAGTTGACGTAGTTGTTCCGGAACTCAGAGCCATTGGCCTGGATCACGTCGAACAACTCGCCAACCGCGCCGGCCTTCATCAGCTTCTGGAGAGATTCCAATGCGTTCTGCGCCGCGCGCGCGTGTTCCCGCTTTACCTTCTTCCAGAAGATGTTGAGTTTACCCAGGGCGGTGTTGAGGGCCTGCTCCTGGCCGCCTTTGGTCTCGATTCCCTCCTGCCCGCCACCACCGAAGGTCTGCGGTGTCACGCCGGAGATCAACTCGCACATCGTGATGAGCATGTTGGGATAGGTAAACACCTGCGGATCGAGTGCGAACTTGAACTGCATGAGCGAATCGGTAAGCGGTTTATCGATGCCAGAGCCTTTGGTCTGGATTCCGTTCAGCACGCCCGGAGACATCACGCGGCCCGCCATCTCCCGCCGGTCGATCTTGTTCGAATCGTAGATCGTCATCCCGGCCGCGCACCGCTCGATCCAATCGTCGATCATGTCCATGGCGTCGTTCAGCCGAATGTTGAAGGGAACCACGTTGTCAGCGATCGACGGCGGGTACATGCCCACATTCTTGTGCAGTAGACATGCCGTCCACTCTTTCGGCAGATTGGCTTTCCGCACGTCGGCAACCAGTTCGCCAATCAGCGTGATCTTGGCACCATCGGGGAAGTTCTGATTCATCCACGCCGCGAAATCCTTGTCCCCAATGCGGCCATAGGAAGAGGGCTGCATCCAGTTTTGCGAGAAGGTGGGCTTTTGGTTCTGCGAGTCCGAGGTGTATCCCCACCCCATCGAATAGATTTCGTTGCGCCGCAACTTCTCATAGGACGCATTCGGTGTGGTCCCGATCTCGGCGCCCTGCGTGATTTGCTCAAAGATTTTCGGGAACGTCAGACGCAAAGCGCCGATGTCGATTTCCTGGTCGAAGCTCAGGGTGGGGGTCTGGTCGATCGACTTCGCCATCGGGTCAAGATCGATCTCCATTGGCCCGTGGACGCTCCACTTGACCATGGCGCGCGGGACACGCTGCTGGCCTGTGCGAGATACCTCGTCACTCTGCTCGGGCGGGAAAAAGCTCTCGGGGCCGAGCGGCGCCCCGCACTTCGGACAACTCTTCGCCTGATCCTGCTGGAACATCTGCGCGGGCGTGTCGGTCCCGCATTTGAAGCAGTGGTAGCGGGCCGGCTTCTGCACGGTGACGGTTCCGAACGTGTCTTCGAAGTCCCAGCCAGCCCAATCTCCGTCGAGAACCGGTCTCGTGTATTTGAAGTAGACGCCGTAGAGATAGAGCAGGCTGCTCTCCTCCAGCAGCATGTCCGGAGTTTCGTTCATCCTTTCGATGATCGAGATGGCTTCCTGAGATGCCTTCGCGGTCGTTACGTCGGCCAGGATCTCAGCATTCTCCGGCTTTACGATCACCGATGGGACGGCCCCGGCAATCACTGAAGAGAACCCGCCTTCAAGCATCTGTGTGATGTTGTTGCCGTACTTTTCGAGGTAAGTGTCCTCCGCCTCGGCCTTGTTGTTCTGGCGGTTCCAGGCGAGCACATCCACGTAGGTGTTCGAAGCTGGGTCGTACTCGATGAGTTGGCTGCCGCGGAACATCAAGACGTTGCGCATCCAGCCAGGGATGCGGAGAAGTCTGTCCGGAGCCCAACCCGAGCGATAGGAGGTGATCGTCTCAATCATCTTCGCTTGGTAGCCGGGTGGGAATTGGAGACGCTGCTCCTGCTGCTCTGCTGTCTCCGTCTGCGGATTGTCCGGACCATGGGCGATGTTGAGTTGATCCTGGGGCATTCCTGCCGATCCGATCGCTACTGGATTTGTCGCCATCGCTTTACTTGGTCACCCCTTGTTGCCGTGCGCGTTCATCGGCTTCTCTGCGCCAGCGTGCGCGCATCTCCGCGCCGAGTATGCGGTGCGGGCGCGGCGGTGCCGGCTCTTCTCCGGGCTCAGTACTTTCCGGCACTCCCTGTTTCGCGCCGACGAGTTCCCACAACTTCGCGTTCGCTTCTTTGAGGTCCGCGATCTGCTTCTCCATCGCGGTGTACTCGCGCTTGCTGACAAACATGAAGTCGAGCATCACAGTTCCTTGAATTTGCCTCTGATATGCCTGTTGATGAATTCGCCTTTACTCGGCGCGCCCTGGAGTTGTTCCCATATTCCAGGCGGCACGCCGAGAAAGACGATACGCTTCCCCTTCTTGGTGGTCACAGTGAGCAGACCGCCGGAGTAATCGATGCTCTGGACCCACGAGCTGTTGACTGGAATTGGCTCTGCCATTAGAACTCTTCGACAATCTCGATTGTCGTTGCTGTCGCTGTGGCCGACTGAATTATGCAGAGGAGAGTAGCCGCAGTGGCGCCGATGCCGAGACCTGGGGTGGCATTCCCTGGGCCGGCAAAGACTTCACCATACGCCGCGTGCTCGGAGATGAAGTTGCGCTGGTCGAACGGAACGTCGGCGGCGCGCGCAAACCAAGTCGTGAATCCAGACGCTGAGTTGTCATTCGGAATCTTGATCTGGAAACCCTGAGGCGCGTTGTTCGCCCCTCCCGCAGTGATGACACTCTCGAAAACTCTCCAGCCACGCGTGGGGCCAGTCGCGTAGACTTTCGTCCCAGCTCCGTTCGCGCCAATGTCGATCAGCCGGATTGTGGTGTTAGGTCCGCCCGCCTTTGCCATGATCTTCCTCTCAGTCAGTTAATTTGGTCGTTTCTCTCACAGCGCTTCAACGAGCAGTCGTGCCACTCCGCGCCCGCGTATCCCAAGCACTTCCGCCGCCGCCTCACTCACGTCCAGTTCCCGCGTGCCCACGAATGGCCCGCGGTCGTTGACCACCAGCACCACGCTTGCGCCCGTGCGCGGATTGGTCACCCGGATGCGCGTGCCGAGCTTCAGCGTCCGGTGTGCGGCGGTCATGGCGTGCGGGTTGAATGGCTCGCCGCTTGCCGTAGCGCGTCCGGCGTAGTGCTGGCCGTACCAGGATGCCAGCACGGCATGCTGCGCCTGAAGACGCATTGTCCGTATCGGCACATGCTTGATGAGCATCAGGCGCGGCTGCGATGGCTCCAGCGGGCGGACACTGGCGGGAAGGGCAAGGGCAAGCACGGCAAGGGTAAGAATGCGTTTCATTTTGCAGCCTTCGCTCGGGCCGCTGCGAGTTTAACGTCCACTTCCCGCTGGAAGATTTGTAGTTTCAGTTGGTCAACTTGCGCCTTTGTCTGCAATTTGGCCTGCTGCTTTACAAGGCGAATTTCCAGCTTCAACACAGAGATTTGATCCGGCTTCGACGCGGGCTGCGAGACAGGAGCCGGTATCGTTGGAGACTGTGGGGCAGGTTTATCCTGCGCACACAATGGAAGTGCCAGCAAGCAAATGAGTGCGATTCTCTTAGACATAATCCCTCTCAATTTCCAAGAAATCCCGAGACAATTAGCGTACCGCCGCCCACTGTGCAGGCGGTCGCCTGGGTACTGGATGCCGCGATATATGCACCATCCATAGTTCCACCTACGCAATGATCCATTACAGTGGCCCCACCATCCGCTTGAATCGTACCAGCGGCGCTGATACTAGATGAGGTTCCTTCAAAGCTCGCTTCGCCAACAAACTCCGAAGTGCCGTTAACCTCAAACAATAACGGGGAAGATGGGGTTATACCAATTCCTACGCCCCCATAGCCCGCCACGGAGAATCGCTTGACCCCGTTTGTAGAAAGGTCGAACTGATTCGTCCCGTACACCCATAACCCAACATTTGCCGCCGGATCGCCACCATAAAGGAAACTGCCGCTGCCTAAGATGGCAATGGGCGAACTGTTATTCAGAAGCTGGATATAAGTATTGAGTCCACTCGCCGACCCATTTAGCGTGAAGGGGAATGTCGCTGAAAGCGACGTAGCAGTCACCGGAGAGGCCGTCATGGAACCCCACTTGATCGCTCCCCCCACGGTTAGGTTACCCGCACCGGGATCACTTACGTCTCCGATATTGACGCCTCCGGTTGGGCCGAAGCATATACTGGGTGTGCCCGCCGCAAGAGGATCACCGCCAATTAGATTGCTGTGATTGACGCACAATGTTCCGTAGGCTTCGTAGGTTGATACCAAAGCCCAGTTGCGCGTATTCGCATTTGCATTCGTATCAAATATTTCGTAAGCGGGCCAGTTAGCTCCAGGCGCGCTCTCGATAGCAAATGGCCCTAAGACTAGGGGAATGGCTGCAGCGATACCGCCAAACCAGGGATTACAGAATGTGCGCAATCCGCTCGGAGAAAGCGGCGGCACACTCGTAAACTGCACAAAGTTGTCGTTCGTTGCTGATGACACCCAGGCGCACTGAGCTCCTGGATAGCCATAACTATAAGTATGGCTGTCTTCATCCGAGACAATGTTCCCTGTTGAATTTACCTCAAAGCGATCAAAGGCTATGGTCCTATAATTCGAGGCATCCCCGTAGTAATTTCCTGCAATGGTACTATCTGAAGATACAGTGAATTTGATGCCATACGCCCTTCCTAACATTTCAATTAGATTATCGTTGATGTGGTTGTGTAACGTTCCGCCCAGCGGCGCATTTGTGCCGGCATTTAATTCAATAGCCGCAGCGGTACTGTCCGATCCTCCTGTCGCGTAGAACACATTGTCGGATATGGCGATAGACGATGCCCACGCCCCCGTCAGTACACCACGCTGGATGCGGCCAAACCCCACGCGCTCGATACTAGAGCCGTAGCCAAAGAACGGTGCAGTAGTCAAATTACTTGGTACGGCGTCCTGCCCGCCGATGACAAAGGCATCTTTTAGCCACGTCCCCGCGTGCCACCCATTCAAAATTGCATTGTCATCTACATACATATCGTGGGCGTGGAGCACCGTGTTTGTGGTCAATACGTAGGGGTTCGTGTCCCATCCGTTGTCTGTTAACGTGATGGCAGAGATGTCTAAATATCCTTGGGCTAAGTCTACAATCTTTGCCGGACTGGTCGTGCTCCGCATATCCAAGATCGTGCCACCAAAAGGCGTTGCGGGTGGGACTTGGTTAGCGCCTGGATACAAGAAACTAGGACCATCGCCAGCAATATAGACAGGAGCCTGCTGATTCAAACAGGCTCCACCATCAAAAGTGCAGGGGCTATAGGTAGAAACCGGAAAGGTTAATTGTCCAAGAATCAGATACTGGCACACGCCCGTATATCCAGTTGGACACCCTTGAGCTTCTGGGGCGTACACGGTGCCACCTTTGAGCGCAGCAACGCTGATTGCCGCTAGGAAAGCCGCTGTATCATCTGTACCGATCCACGCATTTGCGCCGCTCACGTTATTCGTCGCCGCCGTGCCGAGCGTTACCGTTGTGGAGTTGACGATGGTCCCAGTCGTTGTCACGGGTTTTGCAAAAAGGTTCGTCGAAATCGTGGCAGTTCCGCTGCACGTCGCCCCGGTGATTGTGAAAGAAGCTCCCGTCTGACTTCCCGCAGATGTCGCTAGTGTAAGATGATTTCCGCCTTCCACGCCCTGAATTGTGTAGGTGGTTGCGCCAATCGTCATGCTGTAACCTACCCAATTTGGAGAGAACATCCCGCCACTAATCCAAGACACTTCAGCACCTACGGTATTAACTGTTCCAGTAGCCGCGATACCGTTGCCAAGTGTGGCGGAGGTTGGAGCAGTCGCAATACCGGACCCCACGTTAGTGAAGATCAGATCGCTTCCGGCAGCGATAGTATCGGTGCTTGTCAGCCATACATTTCCTGTGACCCCAGATGCACCGTTGAAAGCGCTCAGTGAACAAAACCCTCCAGTTGGTCCACTAATCGTTCCGCCTGACTGATAAGTTCCGTTCGCCATGATCCGCGAACCCATTTCCACCGTAAAGGTGCGGGCATTATCCGAAGAAGTGAAGGCTGCAGTTGCAGAATGGAGAGTGTACGATCCGGCGTTGATTGAGGCATCCGACACCATCCGCTCATCGCCCTTCGCGCCGTAACCAGGATTTGTTACGTTTATAGGAGACATGGCGGAACTGACAAGATTTGGCTCAATATCCTGCCCCGCAATCTGCGCTGCGGCTTGCGCTGCGGACTGCGCTGTTACATGGCCGTCTGAGCCTGTGGCGAGAGCGTTAGCGCTCTTGATCGCTTGCAGGATCGGCAAGCCCGTGGTGTTCGCGGCGGGCAGCACTCCTGCAACGGGATAGCTTGCCGCAGGGGTGTAGGTCGTGTACGCCGCGTCCTGCTCCCAGGTCGTCTGTGACGGAGATACCGCGTGATAATACGCAAACGAGCCTGTGTTCTTCAGCCAGAGATACGGCGTCGTGCATCCTGTAGGCACAGTGCCATAGGTCCACACGATGAAGCTGGAACCGCCCGTGGTCGTCACGTTGGCTGAGGCATTCAGTGCATTTGTGGTGTTTACGCCACTCGAATCGATGCAGGTCAGCACGGCTTGATTCGTTGTGCTCGCGGGCACGGACTGGCCTGAGTTTGTTGCTGCGCCTGTGGGGGCCGCTGCGTCGGTTACGGCGCTTAGCGTCAAGCCCGGCGTGCTCACGTTCACCGGGATCGCGGCTGCGGTGACGTTGGCGAGACTCACCGCCGGCGCGTTCTTGAACGCTGTCGCACTGTAAGCCCCGCCCGATGAGGTACTGGTCAGAACGGCGTCCGTTGATCCGGTAGAGTTCCCTGTGGCAAACGTCGTAGTGTCCGCTGCGCTCTGCACCGGAATTGATCCCGCAGCGCCGCCTGCAATGTTTGTGCTCTTGGTTGCGCTGGAGGCCGTGGGCGCGTTTCCGGTCCATGTACAGACCGCCGGATTGGCTGCCGTGCAGGAAAGAAGAGTATTGCTGGAGGTCGGCTGCGCAACCGGAAGCTCGATTGTGTAGGATGTGATTGCTCCGTCAGCTGGTTGAAGCGACAATAGGCCGCTCGTGGCGTTTGCCAGAACCAGGGGTGCAAGCGTTCCCGCCGTGCTCACGATGCTGCCGAGTGGAATCGTCGTTGCTGCGCTGGCCTGTGAGGCTCCGTTTGCGTAGAGATACCCCGTCAACCCAGTGAAAACCGGAGCGGTAGCAAAGGTGAATTTCCCGGTGTAGTCAACCTTTCCGACCGAGGCTCCGCCATTTACGTGGAAGTCGAGGAAGTTCCCGGTGAAGCCGCTCGGAGCGTTGATGCCAAACTCCGTACCCGAGGTGGAGAACGACGAAACAGCGCCCCCGCCGTTGAGATAGGCAAGCGGGAAATTGGTTGTGGCCGTGCCGCCCGTGTAAGGTGCCCCTGTTGCGTAAAGCGAGGACTGAGAGGCCGTGCCGATGTAAGACGTATAAAACGGCTCGGTGGTATAGACCAATCCGGTAGCATCGAACAGGTGCGGCGTCGCCCACGAAGTACCGCTCGACCAGAGCGCGTAGCCAGGAGTAGTAGGCCAGGTCATCGAGCTGCCGCTGCCGAACGCCGTCCATGTGTCCGTCGCAGAACAATAATAGGGCGTTGTGCTGACCGTGTTGAAGTAGACCTGCCCGGCCGAGCAGTGAGATGGTGCCGCGGCAAACTTCGGGAAAGATCCAAAGTTCAAGTTTCCGCTCGAGTCGCAGGTCACTGGATCGTAGTTCGTCGAATCGAATCCGTAGAGAGTGATGGCGGTGGGGGGATTCGGAACGACGGAGCTGTTCGCAGAGACGGCGATCGGAATGTAGAGGCCGGCATTGGCGCCAGAAGTCGCCAGGCAGTAGCCGAGATACGCCTTTGGTCCCACCGGAAGCGCTTGGGCGCACGCGAGCGATGCACCCGCGAGGAACGCGAGCGCCAGAATCAGAACTTTTCTCATGGGAAGAGCTCCCTCTCTACTTTTGGACATTCACTACCGGCATCGCCCGCTTCTTCGCTAGGCTGCCGTACCGTCCGCGCGCCGCGGCCATCAGCTTCTGCTTCGGGATGGGTTTCTTGGGATCCACGTCGAGTTGCTCGTGCAATTGGCCGTGGGCATTTTTGAATGCGCCGGCCGCCCAGTTCTTTTTCTCTGCCATAGGAGTTTCGCGGACAGCAAAAGGGACGGCCTTTGGAGCCGTCCCCTCTGCTGCTCTGACTGTCCGCGACCTGCCTTTCCGCCGGAACCGGCTATGAATTGAACATCTGAACTTCGGCCTCGCGGCGTGCCTGGAGCCCCGGCGACTTCACCAATACGCCTTTCACGTGCTCCCAGACCCACGCCAGCATCTGCTCGGGAACCTGATCCCATCCATGGTGCATCATAATCGCAAAGGCGCGCGGCCCCTCGTTGAAGCAAAAGTCTACGCAGGCATCGAACTGGTTCTGCGTGCAGGTCGGCGGGATAAGTGCGTTCACCGGAGACTCGAAGCGTGTGCGCAGATCGGAGATAAGCAAGGCCTCCGCCTGGGGCCGCGTCAGGCCGTTGGGGAACGATTCCCACGGCAGGAGATCGTGCCCAAATCCAATCGCGGGGTTCCCGTTGTCGTTGTAGACCTGGGCGGCGAACCCTTCATTCGACTCGATGAACGCGATGCCGTTCTCGCTGGTGTGCATCATCCCTCCGATGTTGCGCGGGCCGCGACGTGCTCATGCCACTCCCGGTGCGCCTGCCGCCGATCTTCGGCTACGATGGCACCGCACTTTTCGCAGACGTAGAGCTTCACGTCGAACTCCGCGCTCCCACCCGGCGAGACGGCCTGGGCGATCAAGACGAAGCGGTCCATGGCTACTGGCCCGTCTGCTTCTTGAAGTGGGTCGAAAGGTATCGCTTCACGAAGTTCTTCTTGGCCTGGCTCTGCACCGTGGCAGGACCGCCGAAGTAATGCGCAATGCCGGCCGAGAACTTCCCAAACTTGTTGCCGCCAATCAAGCCGCCCCCGGCGTACCCGCCGATAGCAGACGTGTTCGGCGTGAGCATGACGGTAAAGTTCAGCGTGCCCTGGACGGCAGGCTTGGTCCCTCCGGCCGCAAGCGTGGCCGCGCCGCCTCCCACGTCGAGCGAGAGCGCCACCTGATTGCCGAAATACTTGGTCAGGTCGGGCTGGAAGCTCACGAGTCCGGTGTAGGCGTCGAACGCGTTCGCAGCCACATCGTTGCGCCCGCCCAGCGACAGGATGTTGTTCTTCGCGGTGCCCAGGTACAGAAAGGGCACGCTGGCGGTCGTCTCGTTGCCCACAAACCAGGCTTTCTGGTAGTAGTAGGCGCTTGCGGTCGTTCCAACTGTGACCTGCGCGCTGGCGGCCATTGCCGCAGCGAGGAACAACAACAACAGGCCCGCGGTGATGAGAATGTGCTTCATGGTTGTCTCCTTCTCCATTTCTTGATGAGGTCTGACGCAGAAAAGCTCAGAAGAACCAAGAGCCAGAAAGCGCCAAGGCCCAGTTCGGCATATGCCCAGACAATTCTACTCAGGAGCACCTTGTTCCTCCATTGTAGTTACGAAACGGAATCCCGTGCCACAGAATTTGCAGGGAACAAACGGATTTGTTTCTTCGGGATAGGCTGCAAACATTCCTATTCCGTGTGCGTGCCCACGTTCTTTGCAGATCGCGTATTGGCGCTTTCGTTCAGCAGCGTCCTCTCCGGTGGCGTTGACTAACCGAGCGTAAGAGGAAGCAGCCGTTTCGGATCCAGTCTGTGCGCCCAAAACTGGACTTGCCGCCGCGATTACAAACGTTCCAAGAGCTTCACGCCGGTTCATTGACTAGCTCACTTTCTGGATCCACGGCAAACCTCGCTGCCCCCATGGGCTGTCTCGTTTGTTAAAGTGCCGCCATCGCGGCTACAACGGTTGTGGGATTCCTGAGCCATGCCTCCCCGCAAATTGCCAGCAGCGAGGGCACGTCGATGATCCCGATGGAGTTCCAGGTGAACATTGCGTATCCTGAAGAATCAGCTTCGAGGAGATAGCCGTCTTCTGTCACTCCGAGTTGCTTAGCTAGCCAGCCGATCTCTCCGTACCCGCAGAGCGAGACGCAATGATCCTCGTTCTGGTCCCGCTTGAATCCCGAGGCGAGCCAGCCGTCTGTAGGCGGATCGGGAACCGCGTTTTCAAGCTGATCCGCGGCTACTCCGATCTTGACCGGCCCTTGTGCGATGGCGTTCTTGAGAATCGCCGCGTTGGTCCAATCCACGGAAACGTAAGGCCCGTCATCCAGGCGCGAACTTCCCTGGAGGAATCCACCCTTTTGCATCAGGTCGAGAACCTGCGTCAGATCGGCCCCATTTAGAACGCCGTTCGCCGTCGCCCAGGCGACTACCTCATCGTCGGTGACGAAAATCTCCGGCGAGTGGCAGGCTTTGGCGAACGCCTCTTCGGCTGTCACACAGTCGCCATCGACATCGTTGGCCCACATCGATATCTGCACAGGCTTCCACAGGAACTGTGGCGGCGTCGGAGCCAATGGAACGTGTGGCCGTGCAGCCGCGAGGCGATGCCTGGGAGATGGTCTTGCGCCTCTGAGTCTCATGCGGTGTTGCCTCCTGCGATGTACTGGTTGAACTTCTCGGTGATCTTGGCGAAAATCTGGTCGTCCGTGAGCAGGATCGCCGGGAAGTGCTTATCGAGGATCGCCACGGTCACCTGGAGAGCGCCGTCATAGGCGTAGCCGATCGTAGCGCCCCGATAGGACAAGTTGCCGGTCAGCGGGCCGGTCTGGACCAGGTGCACGGCGGCATCAGCGATCAGCGCGACGAGCAGGGCCGCGAACTGCGCGGGAGTGAGGGCGAGGTTCACTTCGCCGCCTGGGTGGACTTGGCGTCATTCGTGATGAGGCCTACGTACAGCTTGGCCAGCCCGCAGATCACCGTTCCCCAGAACACTTCATTCTGGGTGATGCCGTGCTCCTGAAGCGTGGCGACGGGAATCACCGCGAAGTAGCCGCCGGTGATGACCACCAGCGTAAGGAAGTTCGCCGCGGTCGATTTCCAGTTCTGCGTAAAATGCGCCCATGCGCTAACGATTGTGCTCCACATTGTCGGTTCTCCTTTCAGAATTCTACGCCCGACCCTGCTCCCGTTTCCACTCAGCCATTTCGCGGTCGGTGATCGGGCGCGGAGCTGGCCTGGATGTACCGGATTGCACAGACGGCTCGCTGCCCCTAGTGCTCTTCTCAGGTAGAGGTGCTTCGATGCTTTCGATCTTGGTAACGCTTCTCATCGTCTGCCTGATCTTCGGCGTGGTGTACTGGATCATCAGCCTCATTCCCCTGCCGGCGCCCTTTGGCCGCGTGGCTCAGGTGATTGTCGCCGTGATCTTCCTGATCTACCTGCTGTACATGCTACTGCCATACGCCGGGTTTGCGCATCCGCTGGTCAGATGAGTAGCGGTCTGACAAGCGATGATTGCCGGTGTCTTCAGCACTCCTTTTGGCAGGAGTTTAGTCCCCTCTACGAGTGTTAGGACAGCCACCAGCAGTCCTATGATTGCAACCCATCGCATGACTTTCTTGTTGTGAATATCCAGCACGTCGCTAACCGAATTCTGCTGCGTGATGAGCGCCTTCTCTCGCTCTGTCTCCCGCGTGTTGTACGCCGCAACGAACTCGTTGAGCGTATCGAGAAGTCCCTTTTGCCCGTTGCCGTAGAGGTCGGACATCACGCTCTTGTGATCCGCTGTCAGTGAGGCTATATCTGTCTCCAGTTTCCGCAGACGCCCATCGAGCTCGCCAAGACGCCCATCATCGCTCATCGCCTTCCCCTATCCTACCCTACCTGTCCTGCCAAAATCACCTTGAGCCGCTCGTCTACGTGCGCCAGTTCCTTCAACACGCGCGTCGCACGGATGCCTTCCAACGGCCTGCTCCCAACCGACTGACGCAGCCGGTCCAGATCCGCGCAGATGCGCAGCGGCGTGTCCATCACCGCCTCTTCAGCGTCGCCATCAGACTCAACGGCGCAGTGCACGATCCTTCCCAGCAGTTCACCTGCTCCGGCGTGAAGCAATCGAAGCAGCCCGGAGACTTCTCGAGCACCGCGGTCGATGGAGTCCCCAACGCCGGAGCCAGCGGAACGCCCGGAACTGCGATTGGCCCAGCCGTGTTCGACGGCCCGCTGTTCTGCGTCCCCTGGATCGTTGCTGCGATGTAGCAGACCGTCATCCCGGTCGCCGTGGTATCAGTCCAGGTTGTGCCCGAGGGACGCGCCGTGGGCGTGGTGACCTCCTGAAAAGCTGTGCTGGTCGAGGCAGGGCACGTTGCGCCTGTCGCGCGGTAGATCGCGTAGGTGCATGGCGCGGCCGTGGTGCAGCCGGTCCAGTTGCCGCTTGCGACTGGCGCGGTCCAGGTCAGAACTACCTTGGCCGACGAAGCGGGCGGGACCTGCCCGTGACAACCTGCCGCTAGAACTGCGAGTGCGAATGCTGCAAAGATGCGTTTCATGGTTCTCCTCACGGAAGTACCGGATCAATGTGGTAACTGACATACTCGGTCATGTTCGAAATAAATCCACAAGTAGCTGAATTCTGGATAATAACACCTTTGAGCGTTGTGCTGTTATCGGCATCTTCCTGAATCCAGCACTGCGGCGGTGCTGTCGCATGAACTTGGGCTGGCGTAAGGACTGGCATGCTCGCTTTCGCGCTTACCCAGCCTACCTCGAAAAGATCGTCGTCCACCGGCGTTGTGCCAAATGTCACCAGTACAATCCCGCTGGTCGAATTGCACACTGCCGTTCCACCATGTCCCGAATCCCAGCATACGGCCGTTCCACCATGTGAGGGATCGACTCCTGCGTCGGCCACAATGATAACCGACTGCGGGGTGCCTGCGATCGGTGTAATCGCGCCCGTAGCTGGAGTTAGAATGTCAAATTCTGGGGCAGCGACTCTTTCAAGTGTTACTGCAATGCCCGGATGATTGAAGCTCGATGGAACCGCGCCGTGCAACAGATCGCGCCGCACCCGCTCGATGGTCTCCCCGGTCGTCACCAAGTCCCATGCGGGGTTGTTTGGCCCTGGCACGACGATGACAAACCAGTTGTAGAACTGGTTGCCTTCTGTGCTCAAGGGGCCTGGCCACATCCGCAAGCCCACGGTGTGCGGCGTCGCCTCACCCGTCACGACTGTGGCGGCTCCCACGATTGATTCCCAATCCCCGTTGAGCGTGATCCCCATCTGCCAGAACTGCGGAGAGTTGCCGATAAAGCTGTCCGTGCCGAAGCTCGCTATGTCCAGAGAGGCGTTACCAGCGAGAGAACTCGGCGCATTCAGCCCGGCGCCGTGCCGCACTTTCGCTCCGTAGAGAATCCAGTCTCCGGCATAAGTGGCGATTGATCCGGTCCAGCCATACGGCGGGGGATAGGCGGCATCCGAGATTGCCTTGATCTCAATTGCGTCGGCAGACCCGTCCGGCCCGACGACCGTGCTGACTGTGCATTTACCTGAAGAGACGCATTGTCCTGAGACGTTCGCCGCGGAATTGACCGCTTGGGTTGCGAACGGAATCACGCTCGGCCCGAGTCCAGCATCCTGTCCGTAGAATTCCGTCAGTTGCTTTCCACCCGAATCAAAGGTTCCCGCCGGGAAACCCGGCCTCACTGGCAACTCTAAGTTATCCGTGGGCCACGCAATCAGCCGACCGTTGAAGTCCGGAGGCGCGAGGCAGTAGGTCGCCGACGATTCCCATCGGCCGACGTGCACTGGTCCAACGAAATACCCCGCATCTCCATCAGTGGTTCCCACAGTGCAAAGAACCGGTGTGCCGATTGCGTTGTCTTCTGGAACTGCGTAGTCGAGTTGAAAGGGGTTAGAGGAGCCGTATCGATTGTCGATGTCAACCGCGTACTGCGGTGACATGCGAAACTCGACATGCTCGAAGTCGGGCATTGACACCGAGGCCGTCCTCTGATTGCTATCTGCCTCGAAGCCACCGTAAAATGTCGTGTCCTTGAAGCTCGTATGTCCGCAGCCGCCCTCATTCGGAACGTCTCCGTAGTAGGTGCAACGCCACGCTCCCGAAGGGAAACTCGGCTCAGCGCAGTTCTGGTATCCGGTGGTGTAACACGTCCAGAACGAGGCCAGCGACGAGGCAACCGAGACATCTCTGACAGTCGAGAGCCCGAGGTTTACGTCGGCACCGATGGAGGTCACATTGGCGGACGCCGCGAATCCATCCCCGATCAACGTTGCGTCGACCGTATCACCCGTTACAAACTGAGCGCCGGTCGCGGACTGGATCTCCAGATAGTCGAGCTCATAAGGACCGACTCCGGCCGGCAACGCGACACCGGCAATCCCCCAATGCGCGGTTGCGAGATGCGTTTTGCGGAACGTTGCGGTCAGGGTGGAACTCCCCACGTTCGTCAGCCGCGTGGACTCAAAGCTGTCCTGGTTCCACCCGGTGATCGTGCAGCCGGTCGTGGTTCCCGCCGCTTGGTCCTCTGCCCACGAGATCAGGTGCTTCTGGTAGTTCACCGCAATCACGAAGGTGTTTGTCACGTTGAAGCTGGAATCCGTGCACCCGCTGACAGTGATGAGCGAACCCGGCGCCATCCGAGTGTAGGAGGTCAGCGTTGCCGACACGTTGGGGCTGTTTCCCGTCCATGCCGTCCGTGTCACAGTGCCGATCGTTGTGACGGTCACAGGATCTACGATGGTGAGCCATGAATTTGTACTCAAGTTTCCGATCACACCGGTGGTGAATGTCGGCGTGAAGCTGTGGCTCCCGATCGATGTGATCGCCGTCCCCATCGTGCCCTTCCACGGCGCGCCATGAATCTCCGCCGCTGGGCCGCGGTTCTGGAATCCTTGAGGCGTTCCGCCCGAATTCCCTTGCAGCACGATGAAAGAGTTTTCAAGAAGTGTATCGCCTAACTGCACCTTTCCTTCGATGAGAATCAGGATCGATTTCGAATACGCAGAAGTAATGGCGGTCTGCGTCTTCCAATAGCAACCCACGCCGGTGCAGGGCAGCAGCACAGTGCAGGACACGCCGCCTGTGCCGCTGTCGCCCGGGCAGGCCGCGATCGCGCTCTGTACTGCAGGACCGATGTCTGTTCCCGACATGCCATCGATGACCGCGCCATACTTGACGATGTTTTGGACCGGAGAGATCCCCAAACTTCCTTGCGCCGCAAGCAATGAAGTGCCTCCAGTGCAGCCGTTGGGGATGGTATTGGGATCGCAGGCGCTTCCTCCAAACGAAGTCGCCACGTAGGCGCTTCCGTTCCAAGTGTAGGCAATCAGCACAGCATCTCGCTGATCGGAGATCGACACCAGCGATGTTCCGTAGGCTCCGGTGATCATGCCCGTGGTCCCGCCGGCCAACGTCCACGCCGGAGTCAAAACCACCAGCGCGCCCTGCGGCAAGCCCGTCTGGTAGTCGATCGCCTCCTGCAGCCCGGCCGTGCCGCTCTTGACGGTATAGCTCAAGTGCGAGTAGCTCATTGTGGCCGTCAGCGAACAGCCACCTGGTCCCACGGTCACCTGCGTCGGCGTCACGGTCTCCGTGTGCGCCGGAACTCCGTTATCCACGATGGTGAGCTTGCGACCCACCTTCGGCGCCGTGAAGCTGTAGCCGCCCACCGTGGAGATCTGGCACACCTGCGCGCTGGGCCAAGCGATCATCCCGTTGGCCGGCCCCGTCCCTTGCGGCAGGGACCACGCGGCAAAGTCGGAGGCATAGAGGATGCCGCCGTTCGAACCTTGGCCGTAGGCGCACGCTCCCCATATCAGGAACGCATACACGGCTGCCCAGAAGATCGCTCTCAGCACATTGGATGTTTTCACTGGTGCTGTTCCTCTTGTTTCTTCAGCTTATCCTCCCGCTTAGTGGGCAATCACCCACCACATCGTGCCGTCCCACTGGAACGTGTCGGTGCTGCCGTAGGTCCAAACCACTTCCGAGGTGTCATTGCCTGAGTTGCCGATCGCGGGACCGCCGACAGCATTCACCGTGACGTTCGCGGAGTTCGTCAACTTATTGCTCACCCTGATGATCTGGCCCTGCATCAATCCCGCCACGGGCAGAGTAACCACGGCGTTAGATGCGCCGGTCACGCGGATGTTCGCATCCGTCGAAAGAATGCTGTATCCATCCACGTGGTCTGCCCAGTAGGGAGAACCGAGCATCCCGGTTATCTGACCCGTGTTGTTGACGGTCGGGAGGGTGCCGCTTGTGCCGCTCGTTGCGGGCAATGTCTGCAGATAGACGTTTGTGGGGCTCGTAAAATAGTGTGCCGGCGTGCACGATGATCCCGTGCAGACCCACACTTGGTAGGAGAGCGCGCCCGTGACTGCCGTCCATGACCACGCGATGCTGGCGGTCGTACCTGTGGTCGTCTTTGCCGCGGAGATGGTGTTTGGGGCAGTGTGATTTCCGGCCGCATCGATGGCGACGATCCGAGCGTAGTTGTACGCCGAGGCCGTCATGGTGCCGCCGGTGGTCGATGCTGTTCCGGCTGTCGTGTCCGTCCCGCTCGCCAGGGAGTTGACCGTGATGGCGGAGGTGGAGATCTTCGCCGGTGCACTCACTCCGGTGAGGTTCCCATACTGATCGCACTGGACGGGATAGACGGTGTAGTTGGCCGTCGTGGGCAGAACGTCGACCCAGTTATTCAGGGTGGAGTTGTAGCACTGGCCCATCTTGTTGACGCCGTAGTTTGGGGCCGATGGGTTGACGTACTGTGCGCTGGCGAGGCTCGCCCCCAGCAGGCATATTGCCGCAATGACTGCGAAGCGGATCTTGGTCATGTCAGGGGCTCCTCTCGTCCCTTAGATGTGAGGGCTGGGCCTCCTGAGAGAACCCAGCCCATTGATCGGCTCCGAATTGGAGCCGCGGCCCGCGAATGAATCTGCGCGGGGAACTCAGTAGCAGGACCACTGGAAGCTGTACGGGGTCGTCGAGGCCATGGCCGACGCGACCGTGACCGTCAGCACGGCGTGTGTCCCGCCGGCGTAGGTGGGCGTCACTGTCAGCGTTGGCGGAGCTGTGGCACCGAGCAAGACCACCGTGCAGGTCGGGGCGTATGCGAACTGGTTGCTGGTCGACCAGGTTTCCGTGAACACGATGCCTGTGGTCCCGGTGCCGGTGGTGACCTTCACGATCCCCGTCAGCGCCGTGCCGGTGTCGGACGTGCCGGTCGGGCTTCCGACCGCAGCGCCGTAGGCCGTGGTGGGCTTGGTGTTGAGCCAGGTGCCGGAGGCGTAGGCCGACCCATTCCACACGTAGTAGGTGAATCCGGCCGTGGTGTCGTCGACCAGGATGGCCGAGACACCGCCCTTGGCCGCCGCGATGATCGCCGCCGGCGTGGTGCTCGGCACGGAGTTGGCCAGCGCGTACCAGTTGCGGTCGAGCCACACGATCGCTGGCG